TTGAGAAGCAAGTGTCTTAATTGTAACAGTCTTAACACCAATAAACTCATGGCTAACACCGATAGCAGCGGTTGTAAGTGATTTAAGTCTGAATCTGTTGGATAGCTTATCTGCCCATTTTAACGCCAAATTTACAGCCATTGTAATACCTCCGATTTTTTATAACCGGTCAAAGATGTCGCCAATCTCGTCTGTTGAATGGTTACCAGTTCCACCATTATTAGTCGTGCTAGTAACAGGGGAAGATTTTACATTCTCAACGAGTTTCTTGTACCTCTCTAACTCGGCTTGTAGTTGTTTGTTTTGATGCACTGCATAAGCTTGCTTTAAAGACTCGCCATTAAGTACAGCTTCATACACCTCTTTAGGCAGTGCGTTCGGGTCAACATCAGGATATTCCCTGATAAACGCATCAATCTGCTCGGTTTGCGCTGACTTATTCTTTTGCTCAGTCTCGTAAGCTTCAATTTGTCTTGCTTTGTTCTCTAACTCATAAGCCCGTTGTTCAAACTCTAAGCTAGTTTCATTGTTTTCTGCTCGTGATTGCATACGGTTGTTGTGAAGCATCTCAGCAAACTCTTTAGCACTGTATCCGTACTCGGTTGCTAGCTTCTCAAATGTACCTAGTTCGTTGCTCTTTTCCTCAAATTGTTTACGTTGTTCTTTGACACGATCATAATCCAAACCTTTCTGAACGTACTCTTTCAGTTCGTCAGGCGTGAAGTCCTTGAGTTTTTTAACATCTTTAAAATGTTTAATTTCAAGGTCTCTTAGGTCAAACTCCGGTTGTTTGTCCTCGGTTGATTGCTCATGTGTCTCTAGTGTTTCATTAGGCTCAAGTTCGGATGGTATTTCCTCTTCTTCAAAGCCTTCGGGTAATAAATAATCTAGTTCTTGGATTTGGTTGTCCATGGGTTAAATCTCCTTTATACAATAGGTATGGTTGCCTTATGTGTATATTTTACCATAAACAATAAAAAACGCAAGACATAGTATTGCATACTACATCAAGCGTTATTTAATACTACATAGGTGGCGCTTGCATACCCATATCAGGTTGCACAGGCATTTGCATTTGAGCCTGTTGAGCCATTAATTCAGCCTTCTCTTTAATCTTAGTGATTAGCCCTTGCTTCTCAGGTACGAAACCTTCTGGTACTCGCTCTAAATAGTCGGCAAATTCTATCATACCATTAGCTAGTAAGTTATCTAGCGTGGCTTGTTGTGCTATCTGTGAGTAATAAGTGGTCGCACCAACGTCAACATTAACGTTAAACTGCATATCCTTTAGTTTAGCAAAGTCAAACTCTACTACTTGCTTGCCAATCTCGGGCATATCGGCAACAATAGGACGTGAACCATAGTAAGTGCCAGCCATATCAGCGTAAATGTGCATCATATCTTCAATCATTTCATATAAGTTAGACTTAGGCCCCTCTAAAGGTACGCCTGATTGTCTAGCTGTTACACTAATAGCTGCACCGCTCGCTTGCTCAGGGTTAATGTCACCTAACAAAGCATCGTTAGCACCTATCATTTCCTTAGTGTACTTGATAGTCATTTCAATCAACTGTGTAATCTGTGGTGACATAGTAGCCGGTTGTAAGTATCCAGCCATATTGAAGATTGATTCCCCAGGTTGGCGGTTGATAGCAATAGCCGAACCGATAGCGTTAGACCACCCACTAATCATATTGCGGTCATACACAGCCTTAGGGAACGCTGTCTGTTGTAAGTGATACATAGCCATCGCAAACATACGGTTAACGAATATTTGATTAGGCACAATGTCAGTTACTAGCCCTCTACCATGGCATTGATTCTTCTGATGTTCCCAATTATTAAAGCTAATAGGATATAGGTAAAGGCCTGTGTCTACGTCCTCAAAAATAACCCTGTCAACTAGTGACTTCGTGGCGTGTACGGTGATTATGCCTTTCTTATTGCGCTTCTTACAGTATTCAAGCACATAACCAACTTTGCCAAACTCATCACTGTCTAACTCTTGCTTACCATCAATAGATTCTTGATCTTCTGTCTCGCTGTCAGGCGATATAACCAACTCATCAAGCGATTTTAGTTTTTGATGAAACTTAATCTCTTGCTTGATATTATCCACCGTGTCACGGCCGTATATACCGATGTATTGCTGTTTCTGTACGTCACGACTGTTAGGGTTAGACATATAGAGGTTAACACCGTCAATAGTTTCAATCTCAATTTGACCCTCAACGATAGAGTTTAGACCGTATGGTTTAGCATTACGATCAAAGTACATGTGGTACGCCATATCACCAGTTACGCCAGCATCTACTAATAAATCACGTGCCAACATGTCAATCTTGATACGCTCTAAGTAGTTTTTAAAGTCGGCAGAAGCCACGATAGCTGTCATGTTATCCAAGTCTTGATAATCATCATCACGCATTAACTGAGTCTTGTATTCCCCAGTGATAGAAGATGAAGTCATCATGGATACGAAGAATAACAGCGACCGCTTGAGAATGTTAAACACTGGCTGTGGTAGATCACTACTTAAACCTGTAGCATTAACCCACTGATTACCGTTATAGAACTCCCAGTTGGTTGTGATTGTATCGTAGTATCTATTCTGTAGTGAATTATTCCACCGTTTGCCAGTGTCGTACCTCTTCCAACTCTTAGTGTAGTCCTCTTTTTTAATCTTGTCCCTGTATGCCATCATCTACCCCCTCTGTTATAAGCTTGGTTTGTGTCGTAATTCATAAGCGCTTGAAAGTGTTCTGATTTGATACGTTCGTCCTCTTGTTCTTTGAGTGAAACCTCTTGAGCCTTGATGATAGCAACCTTCTTGCCTGTCTTATCCATGCCAATGATGTAACCAATAGCTAATCCTAATGCTAAAGTCAGTAATACTAACATTATTTCCATGTTGTCATAACCTCCATATAGTTATTAACGTCATTATGTTGATTATCTGCGTACTTATCCACAGTATTATCGATGTGCTGTGCATATCTAACGATACAAAACCCACGTAAGCTGTCGCAATTATGGACAACTAACCCGGACTCTATAGCAAAGTTGTTATGATTTTCTACATACATATTATAAACTGGTTCTCGTTCATTAATCTTTGTTATTCTTTTTATTTTCACGTTTCAACCTCTTGGTTTCACTTGCCACAATAGGACTACATGCAACACAATACATCGCCTTAGAACTTTTGTTAACAAATCTATCGACACCACACATGGCGCAAGTTTTATGAACATGAGACGCTTTTGTATTAAACCTATTTTTACTCTTGCAATTATTAGAACAAAACTTACCCTTCTTGTCAGTTTCAAACACTTTACCACAAACCAAACAATTTTTAGTATATCTTTCGTGAAGTTTATGTTTCATGTTTTCATAATGTTGTTTGTGCCAGTCTATACCATTTGAAGAACCGTGCCAAATTGAAGCTAAATGACGATATTTGTCTAGATTTTCTCTTAATTTTGTTATATCTCCCAAGCTACCGTGATAAGATTGATGTTCAGACGCACGAATCAATTCTAAATTATCAATATCATTGTTCGATTTGTTGTGATCTTTATGGTGAACATAAAAACCTTTTTCTATTTTTCCATAATGCTTTTCATATACATAAACGTGTAATCTTTTAATACAACCACCAACATTACCAACATAATACCCTTGCTTCGACATCCAAAATTTATTTTCATCTAATATAATCATATATTTCCTCCTGTATGATTATATTATAACATAAATACCGCAGAGCATCAAATGGTAATAATGTCGTGTTTATCAGTCAAATCGATTGCATTAACCCAACCTAAGTTGGTTAAGAACGGATGATTTCCGGTACATTTTACGACGTCTCCGTTCTCAAACTCAATAGATATCACTTCTGATTCATCATCAGTAATATGAACGTTATAATATTTAGATACAGTTTCTACATTATTGATTGTGTCGTAGCATTTAACCATTCCGGTTGTACCAACCATATCCTTAATTTTAATATTACGATTATCTAAACATACAATAGTGTCTCCAGATAAACATACATGGGTTATATCATGCGGTGTGTCTGCGCAGTCGTTCGGTTCTTTCTCGTCGCGCTGAATTGTCGCAATGTTTTTTATTAGGTTAGCGCAGTTACTAAATATGCGTAGATTAGAGGTTTTATACTCTGCCCCAGTATGCACATCTTTAGTGGTTATGATCTTAATAGCTTCTTTGACAGCTAACCAACCTTCTATCCTAGCGTTGCTTGAACGGTAGAAAGGAACACCGTGAGCCATGAATGTCTCTTGTATTGACTTACCTGTATCTTTAGTCCTACTCCACAGGTCAGGTGGCGCGTAGGTTAACCTTATAGAGTCTGTACCATTAACCTCTAATATCCTTCTAGCAGCATCGCTGATAATTCTATCGGACTCATGCAACTCCTTGTATACATACACTTCATTAGTAGGAGACACCGCAAACCATAGTACAGCCAGCATATCAAGACCATAATCAATTGAGCGGTAACGCGTCCATGTTGGTGGTATAACAAAAGGCTCAACCACGTGAATTTCTTTGTTAAATTCGTGAAAGAACGAACCGGATGACTTAATGAACCTTGCTTCACCTAACTGTTTATACTTCTCAGGGTCAGTTGTTCTTAGCACCTCTATAGAAGCCCTCTGTGTGGTTGTAAGATACGGATTATCATGATGGGTACTTAGTACCACCAACACAGTAGTCGTGTCTTGTACCTCGGTACCATTGTGCGTGAATGTGGTTACTATATCTTTCTCAAATATCTTTGGTCTGCGTGTGCCTGTGAAGTATTCTAATATTCTAGTTGGCTCAGACTCAATGAACATTTGATTAACAAAGCAGTATTCATTAACATGCAATGTCTATCCCGACCATTTACTGGAAGCCTATCAAGCTGGCGCCATCAAAGAGTGGCAGCTCGATTCGGCAGCTTACCGGGTTTTACGCGCCCGGTTTAAACTGGGCGTGTATGATAAGTTGGAGAGTGT